CTATAACCTCATGTTTTATATAATTTTTTCCGAGTGATAAAATCGGTGATTTTAGTAAACTTTGGTGATTTTCGTATTGTAACAAAATGTTATCACCGGCCATTTTGGTGATGTTTTTCTGTATGTTTATACATGAATTGATCATTTTTTGATCAAAAAGCCGTGTATTTGATTTCATTGCGGTCATACTCCACCATCCCCCGGTCGCGCAGCAATTTGAGGTTTTTAGATAGCGCTTGCGCCAATGCGCCGCCAGAAACGCCTAGTTCGTCACCAAACGACTCGCGAACCTGCCCCTTGTCGCAACTCATATCGGCAGCGCCAGTGACTAGCGCTTCGCGCTTCACGATGTCCAGCAGCAGGGTTTCACGTTCGCTCATCATGCGAGCAGCGCGCATTTCATCGCCAAAATTAGCCGCCATGGGCACTAGGGACGTGATCTCACGGCCTTTGTAGTCCAGATACCCTTCAATAACGACCACCTCTGCGCGGCAAATGACGGGCGGCAATGGCTCCACGTCCTTGGCGCGTGTATGCGTTACGGTGATGATGTCGTCCTTCTTACCTACCATCACCTCAAAATCAGTGGCTGCTTTCAGGGCGCTGGCACCCCGCGCCCCGCGCTCTGCATCCTTGCCGCTATGGTGAACAACTACCACGCCGCACTTATGCTCATGCTGTAGCTTCTCGCAGCCGCGTACAAAGTCGGCCATGTCGCTATTGTCGTTCTCATTACCCATCATCGAGCGGTTAAGCGTATCCACGACAATCATCTTGATGGGCTGCTTGATCCGCTTTTTGTATTCGCGCAGCACTTGCACCAATTGCCCAACATCCTTTGGGTCATCCATAATGGTCGTCATGGGCAATACCCGCATCAGCGGTGCCTTGCGGTGCTTTTGCTCCCATGCGCGCTTACGGAATCGCATACCGTTACCGCCCTCGGCGCTGATATAAACCACGATGCCCTCATCGCCAGTGTCAATGCCCTGCCACTGCTCGCCACTGGCAACGCTGCACGCCATGTCCACCATCGTGAATGACTTACCGCACCCAGGCTCACCAAACACTACGCCAAACGATTCCGCTGGAATCAGACCATCAATTAGCCACTGCATATTGGCAACGCGCAACATTTCTGCATCATCACTGGCAAGCAGTGCTTCCAGCATTTTGACGTGCTTAGGCTTTGGCGCGTCCACTTCGCCTATATCGTCCGGAGATGAATCTTCATCATCAACCCCGTCGCTCTGGGTGGCGTCAAACTGTGGGTCATGGTCAAACGTCACAGGGCGAATGTATCCAGCGTTTTCGGCATCGCGGAATAGCGTTCCGATGCGTATAGGGTTAGTGGATTTGCCGAAGCTATGCCAGCAGCGCTCTATGTCCTCAAAACCGCGATACTTCGAGCCTTTAGCCGACCATTCATCCCATAGATGAATGCCTTCGCCATTGGTGGCGTCGTGAATCGCCATGCCATAAGACACCCATTCGTCACGGCTAGCGTCTGGGCTTAGATGTTCTAGCGCGTCTTTGATCTCTTGGTTAGAGACTTCGACACCATCAAGTGATTTGTTGCGCACTTCACGCTTTTGCAGCATGGCAAGCAATGCGTCAGGGGCGTAGCCCACATCTTGCGGATAACCTTTTTCAAACGTGTATTCTGAACCGCTGGCGTGAAGCGAGCCGCCACCTACAACGAATGATCCACCGCTGGTGCCGTTTTTAAAGTCAACGCCAGGATAATCCTTATGATGCGCCATCAGCTTTTGGTCGGCAGGCACCTTAAAGTAGATATGCCAGCCGCCGCCGCCTGTCTCAACGATAAACTGTGACTCTTTGCGCAGGTCAATGCCTAAATCGGCGCACAGCTTATCGAACGATTTATCACCAGAATTGCGGGGGTCGATGTCCAGCACCAAATGGGCATCCAGGCAAACACCAAACCCCGTGGTGACGAGGTACTTGCTCATGGCGTCTAGCTGTTCGTCATCATTGAACGGGGAGTTCTGCCACGATGACACCCGTGGATGCTTGCCCGGATTGCTGCATTCATCGTCGTGGCATTCGCACTTACCTTGCTCCATGCCCCACAACGGAAAAACGCGGAAGCCTCCTTCCGCGTAGTCGTACAGTTGGCCTATGCTCATTGAGCTATCCTCTTATGCAATTTTAACGCTGCCGTCATCCGTGATAGTAATGTCGCGATTGGCGATCATGCCGCCAATGATGTTGATCGACTTCCACCTTTTTAGCTGGCCTTTATGATCTAAGTCTTCATCCGTGAGCTTTGATTTCAAATAGACCACCAGCTCGCTGTAAGTCACTTTTTCGCCCCGATGGCGCAATAGATAGCCGTAAACGATAGCTTCTAGCATGATTTTTCCTCCAAATAATCACTAAGCGCCTTAACGACCTTGTAAGTGGGGTTGGCTCTGTCATTATCCCTAACATCTCTCACGGTGTTGTAATGAAGCCCTGTGGCCTCTGCCACCATTGACACCCGGCGGTCTTTTAGCGCTTGGCGAATGCTCTCTAATGTCATCATGGTTTATTCCTCTGTGCGGTTTTTGATATTTCACTGTTGACAGCATACACAAGCTGTCTCATACTGGCAACCGTAAACACACAACAAGGAGCACAACACATGAGCATCTTAGACCGTATCAGCAAGCCGCAATCAAAGCCCGTCATTATGACAATTCTTGGCGAGCCGGGCGTAGGTAAAACATCATTGGCCGCTGCCTTTCCTTCCCCGGTATTCATCAAAGTAGAGGATGGCACCGAAGGCATCCCGGCGTCACTGAAAGACAACATCGCAGAGCTGCCAGAGGTCAAAAGCGTTGACCAGCTATGGGCAGACCTGCATGGTCTTGTTAGCGAGGAGCACCACTTCAAGACCGTGGTCATTGATAGCGTGACCGCACTGGAGCGGTTGTTCCAACAGCATATAGTCGACAGCGACCCTAAGAAGCCCAAGAGCATCACCACCGCGATGGGCGGTTACGGTGCGGGCTTTATGGCCGTGGGTGGGCTACACCAGCGGGTGCGTCGGGCAGCCACTTTGCTGCAAGATAAAGGCATCCATGTTTTATTCCTGGCACACGTTGAGATTGATACGCTAGACCTGCCCGACCAAGACCCCTATAGCCGCTACTCACTACGCCTGAACAAACGCAGCATGGCACCGTATGTTGACGATGTGAGCGGCGTAGCACTGGTGCGACTGGAAACGTTTACGATGGGCGATGATGAAAAGCGCAAGAAAGCAGTGGGTAATGGCAACCGCATTATTACCATGCACGCCACCCCGGCCAGCATCACCAAAAACCGCTACGGCATCACCGATAACATTGATTTTGCCATTGGCACTAACCCGCTGGCACCGTACATTGAAAGTTTGAAGGAGGCGTAATGCAAACCCGCAACGATATGGCATGGCGTGAAGCCGCTAGCGCCTACACAAAAGCCAAGCGCGCGCTACAAGACGCACAGCAGGCAGAGCAGGAAGCCAAGCTCACGCTGCTAGAACTTACAGACGTTGACGCACGCGGCTCAGGCGTGGCAGTGAAGTTTATTGAACGCAAAGGCAGTGTTGACTACAAAAAGGCGCTATCCGACATTGCGCCGGATGTTGACGTTGAACCGTACCGTAAAAAATCCACTAGCGTAACCAACATCACGCTTGCTGACTAATACCACCACAGCTGAATAAACCCGAAAAGGAACCAAGATTATGTCATTTTTCAAAATGTCCGACGGCACCGCACCGCAAACCACTGGCACCGCTGAAATGGGCGGTGGCAACCTGCCCCCTATCCCGGCGGGTACACAGCTAAAAGCGATGATTGTAGAGGCCAAGTGGGATGATGGCGGCCAATACAACAACCGCCATATCAAACTGCGCTGGGACGTAGTAGACGGCGAATACAAAAAGCGCGTTGTATTCCAAAAGGTGCAGGTATGCGAGACCGACGCCAACAAGCGCGACAAAGCCATCCGTATGCTGGCCGCGATTGACGCCAACTGTGGAGGCAAGATCATGCAGTTAAATGCGGAACCAACGGATATGGATTTAATGTCCAACCTTTGCAATAAGCCCATGGTCATCAAGGTTGAAGTGTGGGAGATGGAAAACGACCAAGGGCAACCAATGTCTGGAAATTGGGTGCAGGCTGTTTCTAGCGGTAAAGCCCAATCGCCGCAACAGCAAGCGCCCGCTGCGCAGTCACAGCAACAGCCAGCGCAACAGCCAGCCGCTCAGCAGGCAGCGCCACAAACGGAGACCAACAACCCCGATGCCAATGCAATGAATGGCGATATTGGATTCTAAGTCATACCGCCACAAGGCCGCTACGGCGGCCTTTTTTATCCCAATAAGGAGTTAAAAAAAATGAATGACCTAATGCTTGATCTAGAAACACTTGGGCGCACCCCTGACAGCCCTATCATTGCAATCGGCGCTGTTTTTTTTGACAAAATGACAGGCGAAACAGGTGCAGAGTTTGAAGTGGCAGTTGATTTTGCATCGGCCTGTCACGGTAGGCATATTGACCCTAAAACGGTAGCGTGGTGGATGCAACAGGGCGACTCGGCACGGGCTAGTGTTTTGCGCGGTAATTCTTCTATGCAGTTTGCGCTGCAATCGCTGTCGGACTTTATTTTTATTAACGCTAAAGGCGAATGCAGCCCGTGGGGGAACGGCGCTACTTTTGACATCTCAATGATTGAGCATTGCTACCGCCAATATGGCATGAGCATCCCTTGGCCCTTCTGGGCTGTTCGCGACTGTCGAACGGTTGAGTATTTATCCAAGCTCGATAAAAAGACATTTAAGCGAGAAGGCGTGCATCATTCCGCGCTTGATGACGCAAAGCACCAAGTCAAATACATTAGCGCCATGATCCGCACAATGGGGCAGTAATTTATGGACACACTCACAATAGACAAGGCAATGGCATCTAACCAAAAGCACCGGGCAATCAAAAGCATCAGCGCCAGCATGTGGAGCGAGTGTGACAGGCGCATGTGGCTGTCACTTCGCCGCGCTAGCCCGCAATGGGTAGAGCCACAGACACAACGCACGTTTGACATCGGCCACGCGCTTGAGGAGTGCATGGTGAAGTGGCTGGAAACGTCAGGCGTTAAAATTGGCATGCGTGAAGCCGCGCTGAAAAATAGCTACGGCACTAGCTTAGGGCATATTGACGGGATTGCCGTGCTGCCGGATGGTTTTCAACTGCTGGAAATGAAAACCGCTAACGATAGCCGCTTTAAAGCGTGGCTGAAAACAGGCGTGCCGGATAATTACTTTGCCCAAGTGCAACTCTATATGCACCATAGCGCTCAGTTGAGCGCAAAAGGCAACCAACTCACCAAAGCGCTGTTTGTCGTTATCAATAAAAACACCAGCGAGCTACACACCGAAGAGGTGCATTACGAAAAGCCTTATGCCCAACTGCAAACTGAGCGCATTGAGGGGCTGATTGCGAGCGACGCTTATCCAGCACCGACGACATCGTATAAGTGCCGTTTCTGCCAGCATCAAAGCGTATGCGAAGGCAAGACACTGCCGGAAATTGATTGCCGTACCTGCGCTAACGTGAGCGTTAATGATGGCAAGTTTGAATGCCCTCACAGCAGCGACGGATGCGAAACGCCCTGCGAAAAGCACATTATGCACCCCCAGCTTATGGAAGGCATGGGGTTCGCGATGGTCAACGTCGATGGCAGCGTTCCGCTAGTGGAGTATGAGCATTTCTGCATGGCCGCGCCAGGCGCTACACACCCGACCAAGCCCGTATTTAACAGCTATGAAATGAAGCGCTCGCTTGCCGATGGCATGCTGAACGACCCGACCTACATGGCAATCGCTAAGGCGTTTGACGCTAAACCTATTGATGCGCCATTTAGCACAGTAGATGAGAATGGCATTGATTGGGATAAGGAGATTCCGTTTTGACCTACACCCTAAGACCCTACCAACAAGCCGCGCACGACGCAGTAATTGACTGGATTAAGACCTGTCTCGACCCGTGCCTAGTGGAAGCGGCTACCGGATCGGGCAAAAGCCTGCTAGTTGCTGCTATTGCCGCAAGCATCCACGCCATGAGCGGAAAAAAGATTCTATGCATTGCGCCTTCGAGTGAATTGGTAGAACAGAATTTTGAGAAATACTTAGCCACTGGCGAAAAGGCGAGTATCTTTAGCGCCAGCCTGGGCAAAAAGGACATGCGGCATAATGTCATCTTCGGCACGCCGGGCACTATCAGTAATCAGGTGCGCAAATTCGGCAAGCAGTTTGCCGCCGTGGTGATTGATGAAGCTCATGGTGTGACGCCCACGCTAATGAAAATCGTGGATCACATGCGCAGTCAAAACCCCAAGTTGCGGGTGATAGGCTTATCGGCTACGCCGTTTCGCTTGGGCACCGGGTACATTTACGGGAATCATTACCAGCATGGTGCGATTGACGAAACGCAGGCGATTGATCCGTTTTTTCACACACTGGTATACAGCATTGGGGCGCGTGAGCTAATCGACGCGGGATACCTAACGCCCCCGGCATTTGAGCAAACGGCAGAGCATTACGACACCAGCGGGCTAACGCAAAACCGCAACGGCCAATGGTCATCTGTCACGGTCGATGCCGCGTTTGTAGGCCGTGGACGCAAAACTAGCGCTATAGTGGCGGATATCGTCAACCAATCGCAAAACCGCTATGGCGTGATGATATTCGCCGCGACGGTACAGCACGCCCAAGAGATTATGGAATCGTTGCCGCCGTCGCTGTCGCGCATTGTTACCGGGGGCACCGACAAAAAAGAACGGCGGCAAATCCTGGCGGACTTTAAGGCGCAGCGGGTGAAGTATCTGGTCAGCGT